CTTCTTGCAAAATACGACTGGTATGTTATACGTAATACGGAAGCTGGAACGGCGATACCAAGCGCCATAACGGACTACAGGACGGCGGTGAGGGCGAAGTGCAACTCAATGCAGGCGCAGATAGACGGCGCGGCTGACGTGGATGCACTGGCGGCTCTTTTCACCCGTACAGAAACGGACGGCGTAATAAGCAGGCCGCTTGGCGAATGGCCAGCGGATCCAAATGAGGAATAGATGCTACTAGGCCATACGGCATTTGCGGAGCAGCCATTCCAGGATGCAATGCTGAGCGTGGTTCACAACCTTTCTGTTTCACAGTCTGGAAGCAGCCTCGCTGCAACATTCAGCGTCGGAACGGAAACGGCTACGGGCGGTGCCAGCATATCGCTGGAAACGAATGTTGCGACATTCAGCATCGGCGATGAAGCGGCGTTCGGGGAGGCATTCCAGACCCTGATCACTTTAAGCGTGAATGACGTGGATCTTACTTTATGGAATGAAACAGATGACAGCCAGACGGCGTCATGGAGCGAAGTTGATGACAGCCAGACGGCGTCATGGACGGAAGTTGATTAAATAAGGAGGAACTAAAATGGCATCAACATATTCAGGCACCCTGAACCTAGAGCTCCAGACAACTGGGGAGAACACAGGAACATGGGGCACAATAACGAACAACAACCTGCAGAAGCTGGAATCGGCGACCAAAGGATACGTCTCGGTAGCGATAGCGAGCACAACGGACTCCTTGACGGCAACGGACGGAACAACAGGGGATGAAACAAGCAATGTAGCCATAAAGCTGACAGGCACGCTGACAGGCAACACAACCATGCAGTGCGAGGCGCAGGAGAACTGGTACATTGTCGATAATGCGGCGACCATGGGAACCTACACGCTGGGCTTTAAGCCGGCGGGCGGAACAGCGGCTTCGCTTGTGGCAGCATCAAAGCACTTGCTGTACACGGACGGATCGACGATGTTCGACGTTCTGGACGACGCAGGAAACATCACGGCCAACGGAACACTGGACGTGGCGGGAGCGGTTGAATTTAATGGAGGTGCTTTCACCTTCAACGAAGCAGGAGCAGACCTAAATTTCAGGATTGAATCCGATGATGACACTGCTAATTTCTTCTCTGATGGAGGAGAGGACAGGATTGGCATCGGAACAAGTTCACCTTCAACTAAACTTCACGTTGTCGGTGGCGTTAAGGCCACAGGCGCTGTTGACTTGGATGGAGGAGCTTTTGTATGGAATGAAACAGGAGCATCATTAGACTTTAGATGTGAGACAAATACATTGGACGATGCTTTATTCATTGATGGATCGGCGGATAAGGTTGGCTTTGGATGTCAAGATCCTTCAGATGCAATGGTAGAAATTAATCAATCAAGTTCTACAGCAGCAATTGCCTGTCTTTCCTTAGATCAGGACGATACGGATCAGGAATTCATTAAGTTTGATGGTACAACAGCTTCCGATCAAAGTTCAAGTTTAACAACGGATACAAGTGTAGGATCATTGACAGGGCATATTCGTGTCAATGTTAATGGCACTGATTTCTGGATACCATATTATGCAACCAACTAGGAGTTAAATGCCACTAGCCAAGATACAGATACGGCCAGGAATCGACAAGCAGCGAACCGAATACGGCGCCGAAGGAACGTGGATAGACGGAGACAATGTCCGCTTTCGTTCCGGATTGCCCGAAAAGATTGGTGGATGGCTGAAGATAACGAGCGACGCCCTAATTGGGGCGACGCGTGCGCTTTTAACATGGAATGATCTGGATGGTAGCAAGTATACAATGTTTGGAACCAACAAGAAGCTGTATGTATATTCAGACATACTGGCGGATAAATACTATGACGCCACGCCGACGCGTGGAACAGGAAGCATCACCGCATTTGCCGTGACCAATGCATCAACAACAGTCACTGTAACGGAAGGGTCGCACGGAGCACGGATAGGGGACTATGTCACTATCTCCAGCGTCAGCGCCGATGTTGGTGGTATTACACAGGCCAATCTGCAGAATGAATTTGAGATTTTGACAACGGCTGATGCCAATACCTTTACCATTACGTCTCCGGCGGCGGCAACATCAACGGCAACTGGCGCAACGGCGACGGCAACCTATAAGATTAGATCTGGACCTGCTACATCCGTCTATGGATATGGATGGGGAATGGGAGCATTTAACCAGACTGAGTGGGGTGACTCACGACAAGACATTGCTGTCTCTCCTGTTGTACTGGAATCAGGAAAATGGAGTTTGGATAACTGGGGCGAGGACGCCTTGGCGTGCCAATTAAATGGAGGACTGTACACATGGGATACATCATCAGGTCTCAGCAGCAATCTAGCAACCGTCTTAAGCAATGCGCCAACTACCAGCAGAATTATGCTTGTCTCAGGCGATGATAGGCACGTCATTCTCTTTGGAACGGAGACAACAATTGCAACCAGCTCGACGCAGGATGACATGTTTATACGCTGGTCTGATCAGGAAAATAACAATACATGGGCTCCTACCGCGACCAATACGGCTGGAACACATCGCCTGACAAGGGGAAGCCAGATTATGGCTGCTGTAAGAAGCAGAGGAGTTATTCTTGTTTTTACCGATACGTCCCTCTATCAGATGCAGTTCATAGGACCACCATTCACATTCGGATTCAAGCTCGTCGCCGACAACTGCGGTGCGGCGGGAATGAACGCTGTTATTGATGTTGGCGGAAGGGTATTCTGGATGGGGAAGGAATCATTCTTCGTATTCGACGGAGCGGTCAAGAAACTTGACTGCACAGTGCAGGATCATGTATTTGACAACATTGAGCCAATCGCACAGCAGGACACTTTTTGCTCCACCCTTTCCGACTTTGGAGAGGTGATGTGGTTCTATCCATCAAGCAGCTCCGTGCAAATGAACAAGCAGGTGACATACAACTATCAGGAGAATTCCTGGCACATTGGGTCATTGGCAAGAAGCGCATGGGCGGATCGCAGCGTGTATAATAATCCATACGCGGCGGAATACAGCGCAACCGACACGACTACCCCAATTCCAACTGTGTATGGAGCAACGGCAGGTAGGACATTCTTCTACAAGCATGAATTCGGCAAGGATTCTGATGGAAGTGCGATGACATCTTATCTAGAGTCAGCTGACGTTGATATTGAGGATGGTGAAAAAATGATGTCCATTAAAAGATTCATCCCTGATTTCAAGAACCTATCGGGGACAGTGGATCTGACGCTTAAGTTCAGGGACTATCCAACATCAACGCAGAGGACAAACGGACCATATGAAGTGACAACTTCAACAAACAAGATTGATACACGTGCACGTGGACGGCAGGCTGCACTTAGAATTGAAAGCGACAATACCGGCGATGACTGGAGATTCGGAACGTTCCGTGCGGAAGTAAGGCCGGATGGAGGACGATAATGGCAAAGATTGACCCGCCAGTACTGCCGCAGGCATTTGAGAACAGGGTGGATCCGGAGCAATTCAATAAACTGATTGACGCACTTAGCCAATTGATTAGCATGCTTAACACTTCCTACACGCCGGAGCAGCTTCGCGAGGAGGCTGAGCGCATGTCTATGTTCACCCTGCCAACATAATGAGCGCAGAAGAAAAACAAATACCAGTGAAAGGGATACTGTTCTATAGCAGGGAGAAATTAGTAGAAGTGGCACGAATCATTAAGCCTGAAGGAGAGCTGACGAATGAGGATATGGAAGACGCCAAGCAGTATTTTTATGATTTTGGAAAGGATATGGAAAAATAATGGCCCTTCAAAATTACACGAACAGGACGGGGAAACTGGGATCGACGAGCCGCACGACCGCCTACACCGTTCCGGATCAAAAAATGGCTATAGTACAAACAGGAACCGTAATGAATAATTCTGGCGACACGCCAACATTGACCATTGAATTTGCCAATTCAGGCGGTACGAATTTTACATTCGTAAACACTGATTCCTTTTCCGCCTATCAAAACAAGCTTATGCTTTCACGTCCTTTTTTCCTGGATGAAAAAGAAAAAATTAATTTCACGGCGTCCGCGGCCGATAAATTTGAATACATCCTTTCCATCGCGGAAGTGGATCAGGGAGTAAACAATAAGTATATAAGTAAACGAGTGGACATGGATTCAACAGCGAAGACAACAGTCTATACTGTTCCTGATAATAGAACAGCTATCATAGTGGATCTTTCTAGCGTTAATTATAGTGGGACCAACACCGGAAATAATAGTATATATTTGACGAATGCTGCCAACACGGATTTTCGATGGGAATACGGAACCTGGGTGGCCAGCACCACTTACAGGCATATTGTCAGAAGCTATGTTTTTCAAGAGAAAGAAGCCTTGAAATTTCAGGTTGCAGTTGCCGATAGGATTAATATATTTGCCAGCTTTCTGGAGATGGAAAGGGCTGGCGGAAGCGCTTCTGAATAATAATTCTTGCAAGGAGAACAAAAAATGACTATAAATAATGACATAATCGTGACGGCTGGGAGAACTACTGCTTCCGCACCGGACGTGGAGACAAAGACCACGATCAAGCACGCCACAACAGGGGAGGTTTACTCTAGTGAAGAAGATGCACAAACCGACATCAACAACCCTGCGACTGACAC